ATCTGTGGCCAGTCCTCCATGCGTGCGGAGGGGGAATGCCTCCGCCGTTACCGCCGCCCACTCCAACGCCTCGGCCTGGATCGCGGGGATCACGGCGGCGAGGGCGGCTCGGACGCAAACGAACAGCTGGCCGTGGTGAACATCCATGCCTTGCTTCGTCGCTTCACGAGATGCGGCGTTAGCGGCCCGCTCCAAGATCGCGTTATTCATCGCCCGCCTCCTTCGCGAGTGTTGCGTCTAAAGCCGAACCTAACGCTACTTCTATTTCTTCGACCAATGCAGAATAGCGACCGGCCGACTTATAGTTTTGTGCCATTGCTCGAATATGCTTTGCGGCAAGCACCACATTCCCCATTCGATGCACGTCCGCCCGCAGCCGCGCCACCTCCGCCCGCAGCGCGGCGAGTTCGGTGGGAGTGGCGACGGGCTGGGTCGTTCGCGACAACTGCCCCAACTGGCGTGCAGCAGTCAGCAGTAAATTCGGCACGTAGACGGCGCGCTCCTGCGCCATGAAATCGGCTGCCTCCAACAGTCTGCGCCGCGTGTCCTCCACGGCCCGCCACCCCTCCGGCGGCTCACAACGCGCGCTCATACCCCGACCTCCGTCAGCGGGAGGCGGGTGGTGGTAGGGATGGGCGGCAGCGGTGTCCACCCAATCGGCGTGGTCTTACCCCATTGAAGCAACCACGCAGTTCCGTCAGAACAGATTGCGTATTCCAGGCACACGTCATCAGCGTCGTGGCCCGTCACCATGCTGACGATTTTGCGCACCTCCCCCGCAGGCGCGGGATCGGGGGGCAGGGCGTCGAGGGCGGTGATGGCGTCATCGGCCTGCCGGCGAGCCTCATCCCATTCCCGCACCGTGAAATGGCCATCGCGCCGCCGCCGTTCTTCCCGCGCAGCATCCGCCACGGCCTCTAGGGCCTTCTGTCGTTCGGGTGTCATTACACATTTTCCCCAGCAACCGCCGTCCGTTCCCGGGCGGCTTCCATCATGTCGGTCAACCGCTGCAACATCCCGTTCCGCGCCACGTCCAGCGCCCGCACCACGTCATCGCGCTGGCCGATGGCGGCGACAGCCTCCCACGTGTCGGCGGCGCGCAACTCCACCTCCAGCGCGTCAAGAAACTGGCCCAAGGTGCGCTTGGGCTCGGCGGGCGGCTCCACGACCTCGGCGCGGCCTTCGATGGTGGGGCCGGGGTGCGACGGCTGCGGCACGTCCATTTCCTCCGGCGCATAGACGCCAAGCATCACCTCGGGGCAGAAGCGCCGCGCCCAAATGCGCGTGCCGGCATAGGCCAGTTGCTGGTCGGGCTGCTTGGTCCAAAGCTGGTTGTTCGTTTTCACATCGGCCAGCCGCACATCAAGCGCGCGGGGCGCCGTCTCGCCGGCCAGCGTGGCGGACACGCGCACCAGCCGGGCCGCGCCTTCGCCGCTGTAGTCGTAGGCGAGGCGGGTTGCCAGCGCCCCAGACGTGTGCAGCGCGGCGGCAACAAGCTTGCCTTCAAACATCAGCTTGCCTTGAATGACGCTGGTGGACTGCGCCACGGCGAACGGGGACATGCCCCAACGGGACGCCTGCTCAATGACCATCAGGCAATCGCCGGGGCTGCCCTGCAAGTGGTTCGGCACCAGTTTGCCGCGCGCCATCATCTCGGCCAGGCGGACGGCCTGATCCATGGACTGCGGCACCAACGCGTTGCCGGCGGGGGTGGTGGTGGTGAGGCTCATGTTACTTGCTCCTTATGGTCAGCGTCGGCATGCCATTCGCCAGTTCTGCCCCGGCAATGGGGACGCCTTCACTCAGCAGTTGTTTCGTTTTCGTCTTGTCGATTTCCCGCACCGTGCGGAAACATTCATCCGGCAGCGCCGCTTCGTCCGTGATAATCACGCCGGGGCGCCCTTGAGATACGGAAACCGTAAACTCCGGGTGCTTCCACTTGCTGACCCCTGCCGCCTCCATCGCGGTAAACAGCAGCCCGCGCATTGTCTCCGCCCGGCGCTTGGCGCGATCCTTGCGCGCGGCTAGGCCGGCGACACGTTCGGCGATGGCGTCTGCCTCCGCTTCGGCCTCGCCCACGGCGCGGACCAGCAGGGTGACGATCCGGTGCGCGTCTGGCACGTCCTCTTCGATGGCGGCCAGCAACGCGGCTTCGTCGGTGTCGCCGCTGGCCGTGAGTTCGTTCACGCGGACGCGGATGGCGCTGGTGACGATGGCGATTTCTAGGGTGTTCATGGGGTTCCTTGCGTTGCGTGGCGCTAAGATGCGATGCGCAGCGATGCGTAAAGGCGCGGCGCGTTGTGGCGAGAAGCGTGGCGGAGCGCGGCGGAAAGTCGCAAAGCGAAGTTACCCAACCGCGCCGATCTGCTGGGCAAACCGGCGCATCGTGATCCCCACCGGCTCGGCCTTGGCCTCGGGGCTGGCGGCGGTAACTTGTTTGTCCGTGGTGATGTGGCGCACCAGCGCCATCGCGTTGACCTCGGCGTAGGCCTTGCGCTTGGCATCGTCGGGCATGTCGTTCGCAGACTGGATCGCGGCAATGATCGCGTCGGCGGCGCGCTTGGCGCTGCGGCGGATGCGGCCCCGCGTGTGGGCGCCCAGCATGTGGGCGTCTTGCGGCTGCATCCGCATGTAGCCGGTGCCGCGCACGCTGCCAAAGATGGCGCCGGTTTCGCGCGTGGCGACCTGCATGGCGCGGATGGCGAGATACCGGCGCTCCGCGATGCTGCGGCCGATGGCCTGCGACATGGCGGCATAGGTGACGGTGCCGCCAACCGGCGTGGCCGCGAACAGGTCGGCCAGGGCGCGGCATTCAGCGGAGAGGGATTGCGTGACGTTCATTGTGGGTTCCTTGTGGGAGACGTTGCGGAGAGTGGCGTGGCGGTGCGCGGCGTGTCATGGCGAGGAGTTGAGGCGTGGTGCGGTGCGCGGGAAACGGGAGACAAACGAATCGTTGCGTTGAGTAGCAGCGCGTAGCGTGACGCGGCATCGTGATGAGATGCGGCGAGATGCGCCGAGTTGCCGCGCGCGGCGGCTACGCTGCAAGCTGGCGGTTATCCTGCCACTTGATTTCTTCGATCTTGAACCGGCCGTTCGTGCCGCCCTTCTCCGGGCGGAACCGGCCCACGCCGATGAACATTCCGGCCATCGTCAACATTTCGCGAAAGATATCCTCGCTGATGATCGGATCAAGAATGATCACATCGAACGTCGCGGACCACTTCGGCATTACCGGAAACTTGCGGGGCACGCGCTTGCCGGAACCCCGGATGCCATCAGCGTTCGCGCTGATGGTCACAGCGTCCACGGTGGCGGGGTCGATGTTCAGCGCCGGATCATCCAGCAGCGTAATCCCGGCCGTGAATTTTGCCGTCCACGTCGCCTTGCCCTGGCCGGGAATCTGGCGCTTGGAATACTTGGCCGCGCTGGCGATGGCCTGGTGCAGCCCGTGCGCGGGGATCACGACCGTCTGCTTGCCGTCCCGCTCGGAGACGTTCAGCTTGGAGCGCCACGTGCGCTTATCGTAATCGTCGGGGCGTTCCCCTTCTAACTTTGGTTCGTCGTGCTGGCGCGACTGGCTCAGCGGCGTGATGCCGACGATGCGGACGGTGGCGATGCTGGTATTCATGGCGTGGTTCCTTGCGTTGTGGTGCTAAGCGAGGCGCGGCGCTGTGGCGCGTAGCGCAACAATGCGCAGCGGAGAAAAGCCTCAAACAAATCGTTGCGTTGCGGCGCGGTGCGGTGCGGTGCGGAGCGGAGCGACGTGTTGCGTGGCGCAGCGGCGCGGGGTTATCTAAACGGCCACCATCGGCGGGGCGGCGGGGAAGGCGGGGGCCGCGCGGCCTCGGCGAGTTGGTCGGCCACGGCTTCGATGGCGAACACCAGCGCGCGCAACTCGACCAATTCACACTGAGGCAGCCGCCGGAGGTTGCCGGCTTCCAGTTTGCCGGCGAGTTGCGCGGCCATCTGGCGCAGGCGGATGCGCGCCGGGGTGGTGTCGTCCATGATCGCGCGGAGGGTGGGGGAGGCCAGGGTTTGGAAAGGGCGGATGGCGCTCATACCATTGCCTCCCAAAGTGACACCGCCGCCGCAACCCAGCACACGACCATCGAAAGCCCGGCCCGCACGGCGGTTGTGTTCTCGCCCAGCCGCATGTTGAACGCGGCTTCCTGCGCGCAAATCAGGCCCCCCAGCGCGCACAGGGCGGCGGGAACCAGGTGCATCAAGTCCCAGGTCATCGCCCCACCTCCCGCACCGGACGCGGCGCCGGCAAACCCACCGGCAAGCGGAACGGGAGCGACGGGAACACCGCCTCGCGCATTTCGGCGAGCCAGGCCGTGTCCATCGCCACCCATTCGGCCAGCGGCTCGCGCCACGCCGAGTCGGTTTCCTTGGCCAGCATGGCAATCTCTTGCGCCAGGGTGCGCTCAAAATCCTCCACGTCCTCGGGGGTGTAGACTTCCATGTAGAAGGGGATGCGGCGGGTCATCACTTCACCTCCCTAATCAGCGGAAGCACATCAAACCCGCGCTCACGCAGCCGCTCGCGGACGTGCTCCAGTTCGTGGGGTTCAGCGCCGGGCAGCCAACGGTCGAGCGCGTAAGCCAGCGCGGCGTCGGCTGGCGGGGTTTCGTGGATGGAATGGATGATAAGCATCAGATCAGCCCCCGCACACGCGCCACACGCTCGATATGATCCAGGATCGAAGACGTCTCGTCACGCATCGCCACGTCCTCGCGCTTTGCGTTGTGCGCGCGGTATTCGGCCAGCGTCAGGTTGCGGCACCCAGCGCGGATCATCATGTCGGCGCCTTTGATCCAGCCGACAAAGCGATAACCGTCGATGCGCTGCCCGCCGTCAATGATGTGCTGCGAGGCCAGATTGGCGTCGGCCAGATTGGCGCCGGCCAGATAGGCGCGGGCCAGATCGGCGCTGGCCAGATTGGCGTCGGCCAGATTGGCGCCGGCCAGATAGGCGCGGGCCAGATCGGCGCTGGCCAGATTGGCGTGGGCCAGATTGGCGCCGGCCAGATCGGCGCGGGCCAGATCGGCGCGGGCCAGATAGGCGCGGGCCAGATCGGCGCGGGCCAGATTGGCGCCGGCCAGATTGGCGCCGGCCAGATTGGCGCCGGCCAGATCGGCGCCGGCCAGATTGGCGTCGGCCAGATTGGCGCCGGCCAGATTGGCGCTGGCCAGATTGGCGTCGGCCAGATTGGCGCCGGCCAGAGTGGCGTCGGCCAGATTGGCGCCGGCCAGATTGGCGCTGGCCAGATTGGCGTCGGCCAGATTGGCGCCGGCCAGATAGGCGCGGGCCAGATCGGCGCTGGCCAGATTGGCGCGGGCCAGATTGGCGCCGGCCAAATCCGCGCGGGCCAGATTGGCGTCGGCCAGATTGGCGCCGGCCAGATTGGCGCGGGCGCCACCGTCGCCCAAGCGCCACTTCCGATGTTCTTCCAGGATGTGCGACAGGTTGTCGCGGGGGTTCGTCATCACAGCCACTCCCGGCTAAGCCGCGCCTGTTCCAGCGCCTTGTCCATCTGGGCGAGGAACGCCTCGCTATCGGCCAGCAGGTAGGCATGCGGCGGAATTTCCGTGCTGTCGAAATCCCACGAGAACGTGCGCAAACTGGCCATCGCCACGACGAGCGCGGCTCGGTAACGCTGCATGTTGTGAATATCGTCGGCCGTCGCCACAATCAGCGGCGGTTCGGGGCGGTAGGTGCCGCCGGGGCCGGCATCGTAAGCGCGGGAGTTGAAGTTATCGGGGTAGGGCATGTTATGCCTCCACCGCGCGATGGGCCGCGATGCATCCGGCGTCCAGTCGCGTCCTGATTGCAGTGATCGGCATCCGGCGCCCGCGAGCCGCAAGCAGAAACAGCATCAGAGAAAAATGGAGACTGCTAGACACGGCTTCCAAGCGGGCGCGCCGCTCGGCGGCATGCGCGGTGGCGCCGCACGTTGCGGCAATGATGGCTTGGTCGGTGGGGTAAGTTTGCATGGCGTCCTCCGTTTGTCTGACAATGAGAGTTTGGCATTGCGCGAAACACCACGCAAGAGGTTTTACGCGCTTCGCAAATTTTTCCCGTGTCCCTGCAATTCCCCTTGCGCCGGATTGCGCGCGGTGACAATCTTCGCGCCATGACACCCCTCCGCGAATATCTGTTCAGGCACCGTATCCGGCTGACGCAATTCGCGGCCGATGTGGGCGTGCCAATTTCAACGGCGCACGGCTGGGTGACAGGTCGCAGGACGCCGCCGCTTCATACGGCGGTCAAAATTGAGGAAATCACAAGCGGCGCCGTCAAGGTCCGCGATTTGGTGACGGTGAGGGCGCCATGAGTTCCAACCACTCCGCTGATATCGCGGGCGCGGGCACGCCTGCGGGTGTGGTTGCCACCAGCGCGGGCCGGGGGCAGTTCCCGCGCGTTGGTGGAGAGTTGGGCACGGGCGGGCTTCTCCCCCCGGTTGAGCCTGCGGCGGGGGGCAGGCCCGTGTTCCATCCCCCGCACTTTTCCTCAAACTCGTTCCCGGCCGCTTCGTGCGCGCCGGGGGTGCTTTTTGAGGGGGCGCGCACGCCTGCCAGAAACCGCACAGGCGACCGCTACGGCAAGATGTTGGCGCTGCGCTGCGTCGGCCCTGTGCATGGCGAGGCGGAATACGTCTGGCAATGCGACTGCGGCGTCACGGTGCAGCGCAAGGCGCGGCACGTCGCGCGGATCGGCGAGGCGGCGAACTGCGGGTGCGTGATCCGCGACCTGCGCATCGCACAGGCGGCGCGGCGCGCGGCGAAGCGCCAGGCCATCGCGAAACGCCTCGAAGAACGGGCGTGGACGGCGGAGGACGTGGATGCGCTGCGGCGGGCGTGGATTGATTCCGCGATCCAGAATATGGACCTGCCGGGCCGCTTGGCCCGCACGTTAGTTGCCATCCGCGCCAAGGCGAACGCGCTGAACCTCGGCAAACGGCCTTTGGTTCTCGATGGCAAGCGCCGTGCAGCCGCACAGCGCGCGCTGGTGCAGGAGGCGCGGGCACAGCAGCGCCACCGCATCGAGGCTTTGCAGGAAGAACTGGCGAACCCGGTAGAGCCGGAGCCGCCGGGACTGCGGGAAACCGAACGTCTGGTTCGCGCCCGCATGCTGATCCAGCGCGGCATTAGCGTCGCGTCGGTTGTTTACGGGTTGAAACTGACGGCCTTGGAACTGGCCGCGCTTAAGGGGGTGCGATGAGCGACTGGCCGGGGAAGGATTCGCAGCTTACCGCGTTGTGGGCGGAGGGGTTGCCTACCGCAGAAATTGGCCGGCGGCTGGGCGTGACGACCAACGCGGTAATCGGCCGCGCGCATCGCATCAAACTGCCGCCCCGCCCGCCGGCTATTGGGCTGGAGGCGGTGGAACGGCGCCGGCTGGAGCGATGGGAGAGACTGCGGCCCATCATCGCGGCGGCGTTGCTGGCGGGCCAGTCGATGGAACGCATCGGCCGGCAGAATCAGATCAACCGCGAGACCGTCGGCAAGATCGTGCGCCATTTCGACCTGCGCCGCGCCAAGCCGCCCGCCTCCACCTACGTGCGGCCAGTTGTCGTCAAGCCGGCGTTCCGCGCTCAAAGCGTTTCCGACTTCCTCGCAGCCGGCGGGCAAATCACGCGCTGCCCCGCCGCCGCCGTTCACGCCACGACCGCCGACATGGGCGAGGGGCGGGAGGTGATCCGGGCGCATGCGGTGGCGATGGCGGGGGATGACGGCAACTGGATACAGCGCGCGAAGAAGAAGATGGGGCGGTTTCATTTTGGGGTGGGCCCATGACCGACGACGAACTGAAGCAGGCCACGTACGCCGCTACACGCCGCACGGCCACGCGTCCCGTGCGCGTGATCGGCCAGCCAACGATGGATAGCCCGCCGCGCATTGTCTACCGCGTCGATATGGAGGCGGAGGTGCGGGCGCAGATGAAGGCGGCGGGGTTTGAGTTTGCGGATGAAGCGCCGGGGCGGGGGAATTTCTACTGATGCTGCATCCTGATTACGCGGCGTTCCTTGCCGGCAAAGCCCCTAAGCCGCAGGCCGTGGGCATAGAGCCCGGCGCCATGCCGGCGCACCTATTCGATTATCAGGCCGAGTGCGTGGCTTTCGCTCTGCGCCAGGGCCGGGCTGCGATGTTTCTGGACACCGGCCTTGGCAAGACGCGCATTCAATTGGAGTGGTGCCAGCAAGCCGCCGCCGCCACGAACGGGCGCGCGTTGCTCCTGACGCCGCTGGCCGTGGCGCGGCAGATCGAGCGCGAGGGGCTGGCGCTGAACTACAACGTCCGCGTGATCCGCAGCCAGGACGAAGCGCGCGACGGCATCAACGTATGCAATTACGACCGCCTCGGCGCGCTGGATACGGTGCAGTTCGGCGCGGTATCGCTCGACGAAAGCTCCATTCTTAAGAGCTTTACGGGCGCCACGACACGGGCATTGATCGCGTCGTTTGCTGGCCATCGGTTCAAGCTGGCCAGCACGGCAACCCCGGCGCCGAACGATCACATGGAGCTGGGCACGCATTCGGAATTTTTGAGCCAAATGCGAAACGTCGAGATGCTGTCGCGATGGTTCATCAACGACACCGCGACGGCCAGCCAACAGTGGCGCATCAAGGGCCACGCGGTTGATGCGTTTTGGGATTGGGTGGCCTCGTGGGCGCGGTGCGCCGAGACGCCGGCCGATCTTGGATACGACGCATCCCGCTTTGTGTTGCCTGCGCTTCAGATCCATCGGCACAAGGCGGCGGGCGACACGCGCGCGCCGGCCGGGATGCTGTTCGCGGGCGACATGAGCGCGACAAACATGCACGCGGTCAAGCGCGAGACGGCACAGGCCCGCGCCGATGCTGTGGGCGCACTCGTGGCAGCTGAGCCGGGTGAGGCTTGGGTTATCTGGTGCGACAACGACGCCGAAGCCGATGCGCTTAGGGCGGCGGTTCCTGGGGCCGTGGAGGTGCGGGGATCGCACACGCCAGACCGGAAGGAAGAAGCTTTAGCGGCGTTTGCGGCTGGGGAAGCGCGATACATCATCACCAAGCCGAGCGTTGCGGGTATGGGGTTGAACTGGCAGCACGCGGCGCGGATGGCGTTTGTTGGCCGCAGTTTCAGCTACGAGGCATGGTATCAGGCCGTGCGGCGTTGCTGGCGCTTTGGCCAGACGCGCCCCGTCGATGTGCATCTGATCGTTGCCGAGGGCGAGGACCAGATCGGGCGAGTGATTGACCGCAAAGCCGGCGACCACGCTACCATGAAGCGCGCGATGGCTGCGGCCATGGCGCGAAGCCGGATCGAGCGGGTGGTTACTCGCGTCCGATATGAACCAAATCACGTAGGGAGGATGCCGCAATGGATGACGGCGTGAAGGTGCCTGTTCCTCAATGGTTGCAGGATGCAGTAAGGCCTAATTTGTATCGTGCCGACAAAAGCGCGCCGCCGCCGAATAAGCCTGATCCGGTGTCGCAGGAAGTGGCGACCGCGTTTATGGCGGAAATCGTCAAATTGTGTCGGGTTCATGGCGTATGGCTGGCGCATGAGGATGCTTACGGCGGGTTTATCGTGCAGCGTGAAAACACTGAAGCATGGCTGATGAGGGGGTTTGGAGCATGAGCGAAATTACATGCTTGAACTCCGCCCACGGAGAACGATGGACCGCCATCAACGGCGATAGCTGCGATGTGTTGGCGCAGTTGCCCGATGCATCCGTTGGATTCTCTGTCTACTCGCCTCCGTTCGGCGACCTATTCGTGTATTCCGAGAGCGAATCCGACCTCGGCAATTCCGCGAATGACGCCGAGTTTTTCTTGCATTACGAATTTATCATTCGCCACAAGCTGCGGGTGACGAAGCCGGGCCGGATGACGGCCGTGCATTGTTCCGACCTGCCCACGCGCAAGTGGAAGGATGGATACATCGGCACAAAGCCGTTCAGTGATGACATCGTGGCCGCGCATCTCCGCGCCGGATGGACGTTTGTGCGGCGCGTCACTATTTGGCGCGATCCCGTGGTGGAAATGACACGCACGAAAGCGTTGCATTTGCTGCATAAGCAAATCTTGAAAGACAGCACGTGCTCGTGGCCCGGCACGCCTGACTATCTGCTGATCTTTCGCGCGCCAGGCGAAAACGCCGAGCCGGTAGGGCACAAGCCGGCCGACTTCCCGGTTGACCTCTGGCAGAAATGGGCCTCGCCGGTCTGGTTCGACATTTCGCAGACGGCGGTTCTGAACAACAAGGCCGAGGCATCCAAGTGGGTCGGGGATGCCGTAAGCCTTGACGCCGCGCGAGACGAAGCGGACGAGAGGCATCTGTGCCCGTTGCAACTGCCGCTGATCGATCGGGCGGTGACGATGTGGAGCAACCCCGGCGATGTGGTGCTGTCGCCATTCCTCGGCATCGGATCGGAGGGCGTTGTTTCCGTAAAGCGCGGGCGGCGGTTCTTCGGGTGCGAGTTGAAACCGTCCTACTGGCGCCAGGCCGTGCATGCTTTGGAAGGCGCGGAGCGGGGCGCGGTGGACCTGTTTAGCGTGGCGGCGGCATGAGACCCGAAGACCGCCTCCAATCCCGCGCGCGCATGCTGCTGAACAGCCATTTGCCGGCGCCGTGCCATTGGTCCAGCGTCGGCCACGAGCGCAAGCAGACGATGCGACAGGGCCAGATGCAGAAGGCGCGCGGCGTCAAGCGCGGGCTTCCGGATGTGATGATTTGGGCGCCGGGCTATTTCCTCGGCGTGGAACTGAAAGCGGGGAAGAACACCGCGACGCCAGAACAAGCCGCGTTCGGGCAGGCCATGGCGCGGTTGCAGTTTGGATACGAGGTGGTGCGGAGCGTCGAACAACTCGGCGAGGCCCTAGAGCGCCACGGCATCCCGTTGGCGCCCGGCTGGCGGCTGGCGGCGATGCACCACGATGCGGCGCTGGACGTGCCCACCAAGGGCCACAACAAGCCGCCGCGTGCGAGGGCCGCCA